AGTTATACCCGCTGACGACAACGCCGACCCAGAAGTCGCCGAAATCTACAACGGCATGGTCAGGCACATCGAGTACATCTCGGATGCCGACGTCGCCTACGACACCGCCTGCGAGAACCAAGTAAGTTACGGCGAAGGTTACATCCGCATCCTGACCGAGTATTGCGATGACGACACGTTCGATCAGGACATCAAGATTTCACGGGTACGCAACTCGTTTTCGGTCTACATGGATCCGACCATCCAAGACCCCTGCGGTGCGGATGCTAAGTGGTGCTTCATTACCGAAGACCTGCAGCGCGCTGAATACGAGCGCATGTTCCCCAACGCAAGCCCTATCTCGACCTTGCAGGCGCAGGGTGTGGGCGACCAATCGATCTCAGTCTGGATCAATCAAGACACCGTGCGTATCGCCGAGTATTACTACGTCGAGTACGACAACGCGACGCTGAACCTGTATCCCGGTAACGTGACAGCTTTTGAAGGCTCGCCCGAAGCTCGCCAGATGAAGCAGATGGGTGTCAAGCCTGTGCGTAAGCGTCAGGTACACGCCAAGCGGGTCAAGTGGTGCAAGACCAACGGCTACGAGATGTTGGAAGAGCAGGATTGGGTTGGCAAGTGGATCCCGGTCGTGCGCGTCATTGGTAACGAGTTTGAAGTTGACGGCAAGCTGTACGTGTCGGGTCTGGTGCGTAACGCTAAAGACGCCCAGCGCATGTACAACTACTGGACGAGCCAAGAGGCCGAGATGCTGGCCTTGGCGCCTAAAGCGCCGTTCATTGGCTATGGCGGCCAGTTTGAAGGCTACGAAATGCAGTGGAAGACGGCCAATACGCAGAACTGGCCGTATTTGGAGGTCAACCCGGATGTCACAGACGGCTCTGGAGCTGTCCTGCCGTTGCCGCAACGTGCTGCCCCACCGCTGCCGCAGACCGGCTTAATTCAGGCCAAGATGGGCGCCTCGGACGACATCAAGTCGACCACAGGGCAGTACGACACTAGCTTGGGAGCGACATCGAATGAGCGTTCGGGCAAGGCAATTATGGCGCGCGAGCGTCAGTCTGACACTGGCACTTATCATTACGTGGACAATCTGGCACGGGCTATTAGGCACGTCACTCGCCAGATTGTTGACCTGATCCCGAAGATTTACGACACCCAGCGGGTTGCCCGCATCATTGGCGTGGACGGCGACACCGACATGGTCAAGCTCGACCCCACCCAGCCGATGCCGGTCAAGAAGATCGTGGATCAGAACAACATCGAGATCGACAAGATATACAACCCCGGCGTAGGTAAGTACGACGTTGTGGTGACCACCGGCCCGTCCTACATGACCAAGCGTCAAGAGGCACTAGACGCGATGGGCATGATTCTGCAGTCCAACCCGCAGCTCTGGCAAGTCGCCGGCGATCTGTTCATCAAGAACATGGATTGGCCAGGCGCACAGGAGATGGCCGAGCGGTTTGCTCGCGTCATCGACCCGAAAGTGCTGGGCGACGGCTCCGACGACAGCCCCGAGATGCAGATGGCCAAGCAGCAGATTGAGGCGATGGGCCAAGAGCTGGATCAGCTCCAGCAAATGCTGCAAAACGTCGGCAAGTCGGTCGAAGTGCAGGACTTGGAGCGCAAGAACTTCGAAGCCGAGATTAAGGCGTATCAGGCTGAGACACAGCGGCTGACCGCCATATCTGGCGCTATGAACCCCGAACAGGTGCAAGAAGTCGTCATGCAAACGCTGCGCGACGTGATGACCACAGGCGACTTGGTGATGCAGCAGCAGAGCCAGCAGCTGATGGGCGACATGGCCATGCCGCAGGGAATGCCGCCAGAAATGCGGCATATGCCAACTGAAATGGGTATGATCCCACCTGAATCGGCTGAAATGCCGCCAGAAATGATGAATATGCCGCCTCAGGAGCCAATGGTATGAACGCCGCAGACTTTGTAGGTACGCTGTTTTTGGGTCGCGATGTGGCTCATTCAGTGCATCTGAACACCCGCAGTTACGCCAAACACAAGGCGCTGCAGAAGTTTTACGACGGTATTGTTGATCTAGCGGACAGTTTTGCTGAAGCTTATCAGGGCAAGTACGGCCTGATCGGCCCAATTACGTTGCAGTCTGCCAAAAAGCAGGGCAATATTTTGGAATTCCTGCAGGATCAGCTAAATGAAATACATGCTGCGCGCTACAAGGTCGTCGATAAGGAATGCACCGCAATCCACAATATCATCGACGAAATTGAAGGGCTGTACATGTCAACGCTCTATAAATTGAAGTTTCTTGCTTGAGGTAAAACATGGCAAATTACACCTATATCACGGCTTCGGCCAACATTAAACCGATGGCGGGTAAGCTGAAGGGTATTTTTGTCAGCGCAGCTTCTAGCACCCCGACCATTACTGTCTACGACTCAGCTGCAGCGACTACGACCGACATCATCTTGGGGACGTTTACGCCGGCTGCTGCCACGTCATACCTGCTGCCGCTTGACGGCGCGTATGCTAAAAATGGCATTTATGTCGTAATCAGTGGTACAGTAAACGCAACAGTTATTTACGAGTAAATCGAAATACCGCACAGGTGCGGCACACCTGGGATTCTTTAGGAATCGACAATGTCTGACGAAGTACAAAATGATCTAGCGGCAGTGCCCGCGCCGGAACCGGAACCGACGGCAGTACCGGAACCCGAAGCAATTGCGCCGGAAACTGAAGAGCCAAAACCAGCTAAAGTCTTCACACAAGAAGAGCTTGATGCTGCGATTGGCAAGCGGCTTGCAAGAGAACAGCGTAAGTGGGAAAGAGAACAGGCACGTCGAGCGCAAGAAGCGCCTGCCGCACCTGCCGAACTCCCACCGGTCGAGAATTTCAATTCTGTCGATGAGTATGCCGACGCACTGGCTATACGCAAGGCAGAGGAATTGTTGGCCAAGCGTGAAGCTGATCGTGAACGCATGAGTATGCTTGAGGCGTATCAAGATCGTGAAGAGGACGCGCGGGCTAAGTATGAAGACTTTGAGCAAGTCGCATACAACCCTGCACTGCCAATCACGAACGCGATGGCTGAGACTATTCAGGCTTCTGAAATCGGCCCTGAACTCGCTTACTACTTGGGCTCACACCCGAATGAAGCTAGTCGGATTTCACGCCTATCGCCCATTCTGCAGGCCAAAGAGATCGGCAAATTGGAGGCCAAGATTGCTTCCGAACCGATTTTGAAGAAAACGACAAGCGCCCCACCACCGATAGCACCAATTAGTGGTCGTGGCACTGGCGCGCCGTCTTATGACACAACTGACCCACGTTCTATCAAGAACATGAGTACGTCAGAGTGGATTGAGGCAGAGCGCCAGCGTCAAATCAAGAAGTGGGAAGCTCAACGTAACCGCTAATTTTTTTTAGGATAAATCATGGCAAACTCGATTCTTACCATCGACATGATTACCCGTAAGGCTCTCGAAATCCTCGAGAACAACCTGGTAATCACTCGTAACGTCAATCGTCAATACGACGATTCTTTCGCCGTTGAAGGCGCAAAAATTGGTTCCACACTGCGTATCCGTTTACCGGATCGCGCGCTGGTGACTGACGGTGCCGCCCTGCAAGTTCAGGACGACAACGAACAGTTCACCACACTGACCGTTGCTTCGCAGAAGCACATCGGTGTGAACTTCACCTCCGCCGAACTCACCATGCAGTTGGATGACTTCGCAGAGCGTGTTCTGAAGCCTCGTATTTCTCAGCTCGCATCGTCGATCGACGCTGACGTTGCTAACGCATACAAGGCTATCGGTAACTCCGTCGGCACCCCTGGCACCACACCTTCGACTTCGCTCGTTCTGCTGCAAGCCCAGCAGAAGCTGAACGAAAACGCAGCTGTGATGTCGCCACGCTACGCAACTGTCAACCCAGCTGCCAACGCTGGTCTGGTTGAAGGCATGAAAGGTCTGTTTAACCCAACCGACACTATCAGCCGCCAGTTCAAGAACGGCATGATGGGCACCGGCGTTCTGGGCTACGACGAAGTCAACATGTCTCAGTCGATCAAGCAGCACACCAACGGCGATTGGGGCACCACCATCACCGTAACTTCGACTGTCACGACTGAAGGTCAGTCCACGCTGCCAATCAGCTTCACTGGTTCGAGCAAGACTTGGAATGTCGGCGACGTGTTCACGATTGCTAACGTGTACGCTGTCAACCCACAGACTCGCGAGTCCACCGGTTCGCTCCAGCAGTTCACCGTGACTGCCGCTGCTACTGGTTCTTCGACTGCAACTCTGTCGATCTTCCCAGCTCTGTATTCGGCAAGCCAAGCACTGGCTACCGTCTCGGCTCTGCCTGCTTCGGGCGCTGCAGTGACTATGGTCGGTTCGGCCAACGGTCAGTACGCTCAGAACCTGGTCTACCATAAGGATGCGATCACTTTCGCTACCGCCGACCTGCTGATGCCACAAGGCGTGGATATGGCTTCTCGCCAAGTCCATAACGGTATCTCGATGCGTATTGTTCGCCAGTACGACATCAACAACGACCGTCTGCCTTGCCGTATCGACGTTCTGTACGGCTACAGCACAATCCGTCCGCAAATGGCCTGCCGCGTTTGGGGCTAATGGGTGGGGGCTTCGGCCCCCATTAACGACTTCTTGTAAAGGATATTTATCATGGCACTTCCTAACGGCGCTGGTGGTTACCAGCTTGGTGATGGTAATGTCGGCGAAGCCCAACTGTTTGTTCAGGGCGCCCCGACTGCATTGACTGCAGCAGCGACTGCTACTGCAGCTCAACTTGCAAATGGTCTGTTCACTTTCAACGGCACTGCTGGCAATCTGACTCTGCCAACCGTTGCTGATCTGGAAGCAGGCATTTCTAGCGCAGCTAAAGTCAATGCAGCATTTGACTTCTACGTTATCAATATCGATGCTGGTACTGACGACGTGACAGTTGCTACTGCTACTGGCTGGACTCTGGTGGGCGCTATGGCAGTGACTGAAGGTACTTCAGGCCACTTCCGTGCTCGCAAGACCGGTGACGGTTCTTGGACGCTGTACCGCATCTCTTAATGCCGAGGGGGCTTCGGCCCCCTATTCTTTAAAGGAACCACCATGTCATCCAATACCAAACCGATCGGCGTGGCCTACGAAGATCAGAACATCATCGGGTCTGACTCGGTGATGTCTGGTGGCGAGTTGGGCTACACCGCAGACGCAAGCGGTACCGTAACTCAAGCAACTAGCAAATCGACTGGCGTGACCTTGAACAAGTCTGCTGGTCAAATCACTATGAACGACGCCGCTTTGGCTAACGCCACAAACGTCTCGTTTACGTTGACTAACAGCACTATCACCGCTAAAGACATTGTGGTCTTGAGCGTTGCAGCTGGTGCGACTGCTGGTGCCTACAACTGCTGGATTTCTGGCAAATCTACCGGAAGCTGCACAATCACATTGCGCAACCTTTCCGGCGGTTCATTATCTGAGGCGGTTGTCATTAACTTTGCAGTAATTCACGTACAGTAAAACCACGGGGCTTCGGCCCCGTCTACCCTATGCCTATTATTCACTTACAGCACCCTGTTCACGGAACCAAAATCGCCAATATGGAGATGGAGGCAGAATTTGATGAACAAAATGGCTGGGAACGCTATAATCCCGACACGCCTTCAGCTCCTGAAGCGGCGGCACCAGCCAATGAACTGGAAGTTAAACGTCGTCGTAGCCGCACCACTGTAGAGGCGGCAGCTTAAAGGAGTGTAAATGGCAACCGCCTTCGACCAGATCAAAGCGTCGCTTCGGCTCATAGGCCAGCTGGCTGAAGGTGAAGAGCCCTCCCCGCAGGCAGCGCAAGACGCATTAACCGCCATGAATCAGATGATTGATTCGTGGAATACTGAGCGCCTAGCCGTGTTTTGCACCGAAGATCAGGTGTTTAACTGGCCAACCGACACTATCACTCGCACGCTTGGGCCGACCGGCGATTTTGTGGGCAACCGGCCTATTCTGATTGACGATGCAACGTACTTCCGCGATCCGCAGACCAACGTGTCTTACGGCATCAAGCTGATTAACCAGCAGCAGTACGACGGCATCGCGGTCAAGACAGTTACCAGCACCTACCCGCAGGTCATGTTTGTGAACAACACGTTCCCAGACATCACCATGACGATCTACCCCAAGCCCACACGGCTTCTGGAATGGC